AGATAGAGCAATTGATGTTTATGAGAGAGATATAAACGGAACACCAACTAGATACTTAGTAACAAAGACAGTAAAAGTTATTTCAGCTAAAGAAACATCTACTACAGTTACATTTGGAGATGATACTGATTACCCAACTACAATACTAAGCGATACTAACATTATACAAATTGTATCAATTGTTGATGCACAAAACAACAAATACTACGAAGTTCCATATTTGGCACAAGAAAGTATATTTGTTGAAAAAGCTAATACATCTACAAATAGTGATTTATCAAACTATTCTGGTTCAGTTCCATATATTTTAGAAGTACAAAAAGTACCTAGAAGATTTGCAACAAAAGTTAATTCGGATAATACTATTACATTATTATTTGGTAGTGGAGATATATCATTAAATGAAGCACAAATACTTCCAAATTCTAAAAATGTAGGATTGGGTTTAGCTAATTCAGTAAATAGATTAAATTCTTCAATTGACCCATCTAACTTTTTAAAAACAAGTACATTTGGATTAGCACCTGTAAATACTTCATTAACTATTAAATATTTAGTAGGAGGTGGTATTTCTTCTAATATTAATCAGGGAGATTTAACAAATATAAGAAGAATAGAATTTGATGATGATTTATTATCCATTCCTACTGATATAGTTGGTTCGTATACCGATTCAAAAGCATCTATTGCAGTTGAAAATTTAGAAGCAGCTATTGGTGGTAGAGGTAATGAATCAATCGAAGAAATCAGACAAAACGCATTAGCAATGTTTGGTTCTCAAAATAGAGCAGTAACTAAACAAGATTATGTAGTTAGAGCGGTATCAATGCCAGAAAGATATGGTAGTGTTGCTAAAGTATATGTTTCACAAGATGGTGAAATAGATAATAACTCACCTGCATCCATCTTATCAAATCCTGATACTTTGGCTGAATTTACAAATTTAGTAGATGCAATGAAAGGAATGAATAAGGCTGATATTCAAAAGGAATTAACTAAGTTTTTAGTAAATAAAAAATCATCTTTAAATGAAGTTAATAACCCATTTGCAATAAATATGTATGTATTGGGGTACGATGGTAACAAAAAATTAACAAATTTAAATCAAGCGGTTAAGCAAAATTTAAAAACATATTTAGGTGAATATAGAATGTTGACTGATGCAGTTAACATTATAGATGGATTTATTGTAAATATTGGTGTAGATTTTGAAATCATTTGTTACTCTAATTATAATAAAAGAGAAGTATTAGCAAATTGCTTAAAAGATTTACAAGATTATTTTGAAATTGATAATTGGACATTCAATAAACCAATAAACATTTCAGAAATAGAATTAATATTAGCTAACATAGAAGGAGTAATGAGTGTACCATATGTTAAAATTAATAATTTATGTAGAGGAGCTGGTAATTATTCTGCTAATGATTATAACATAGAAGAAGCTACGAAGGGAAAGATAGTTTATCCATCTTTAGACCCTTGCGTATTTGAAGTAAAATATCCAAATAAAGACATAAAAGGGAGGGCTCTATAATGCATAAATTTTTCACATCATCATACGATGCTAGTATTTACTTACAACAACCAAATCAAAACTCTGGTAGAGATGAGATATTGGAAGTAGGTAAACTTTATTATGGAGCTACTAAAGATATCCATAGAAGTTTAATTAAATTTAATACCACACCGATTTCATCCTCGTTAGTAAGTGGTGAAATAACTGGCAGCTGGAAAGCTTACTTAGTATTACATTCTGCTAAATCAGAAGAAATTCCATTGGAATATACAATATACGCCAATGCGATTTCTCAAAGTTGGGAAATGGGAATTGGTACTAAATTCGATAATATTACAACAGAAGGAGTTAGTTGGTATTATAGAGATGGTCAAACGGAATGGATGACTGGTAATGCTGGATATTATAATTCATACATAAGTGGTTCAGATACAGGCTCTATTTCAAATGGTGGGGGTGGTACTTGGTATACCGCATCTATGGCATCTCAATCATTCTCATATCAATCGGATGATGTTAAAATGGATGTTACCAATATAGTAAAATTATGGAATAGTGGTTCTATACCAAACGAAGGGTTTGTAATAAGACATAGCTTAGCATCTGAAAATGATACAAGCGATTATGGTATGTTGAAGTTTTTTTCAAAAGAAACCAACACAATTTACCAACCAAAATTAGAAATTGTTTGGGATGGTATCACATTCGCAACTGGTTCCTTATCACCAATACCAGAAGAAAATTTTAAAATAGCATTTACTAATTTAAAGTCAAAATATCAAAAAAATAGTAAAGTAAAAGTTAGAGTAAAAGGTAGAGAATTATATCCATTAAGAACATTTTCGGGAACATTTGATTATGATAATGTAAGTTATTTACCAACTACATCTTATTACCAATTGGAAGATTATGTAACGGGTGAAGTTATATTTCCTTTTGGAGACTATACAAAAATAGGATGTGATTCATCCGGCAATTATTTTGTAATGGATTTAAATTCATTACCTATCAATAGAATGTATTTACTTAAAGTAAAGATAACTCAAAGTGGTATAGATTATATTATCGATGAACACACAACATTTGAAATAGTTTAATAATGGCAACAAGTTTAGAAGCAATTGCTCAAAAATTACAAGAAGAAAGACAAGATAAATTAGAATCTATTCTAAGTATATCTGGTTCACAAGCTATTGCTAAAAACGACTATGGTATAACGATTGTAGATGATAAAAATGTAGCATCATCTTTAGTTTTTAAAGAACTAAATAAAAACAAATACGATAACACAGAATTATTTAAAGCAGTAGATGTAGTAGTTAAGGAATTGAAGCCAGACATCCCCACTGCTAATTTAAATTTAGTTCCAAAACCATTATACGATGAAAAGGTTGTAGAAAGTGAAGATTTAAGAAAGCAAGTAAGAGATTTAACCGCAACAGTAACGGATTTAAATACACAAGTATCGGATTTAAAATCTCAAGTACAAACTGAAATTAACAATAGATTAACCATTGAACAAACAAACGATGCATTAGTTAATCAATTACAAACATTGACACAAACGATTGACGAGTTTGCTTTACAAATACAAACAGCAGTTCAAAAATCAGTTGATGAATCTATATTGAGAACTTCTTTACAAGCACAAAACACAGGATTTAAAGCGCAAATTGAAGCTCTAATTAAACAAATTGATTCATTAAACTCTATAATTGAAGGTTTACAATCTCAATTAGGAGCAGTTCAGAATCAACAAGCAATTGTACAAGGTACACAAGCACAAGCACAAGCAGCTGGTGCGGATGTTGTAAATGAAGTTGCTATTGTTAAAATTAAAACTAAAGCAGATGCAAATCAACCAATTATTTATGGTAAAATAAATGCAAAAGGTGGAAACAAATTTATAAATGGTACAGGTGCTTCTATAACAAATAATGATAAGCAACCTATTCAAGTTTCTATTCAAATTGGAAATCCATCTGGCATAGGTTGGTTAACTGCATCCCAAACATCATTTCAAGTAGGACCTGGAGCAAGTACGGATATTGAATTTAAAATAAATGAAGGAGCCGCTGGTAATGTGGATAGTAAAAAAGGAAAGTTATCATACTCACATAGTGCAGATTATGAAGGTGGTAATGTAAAAATTGTAATTACTCGTTCAGATGGTAGTTCAAAAGATAGGTCATATCCGACTAAATTAACTAAAAATCACCCTGATAGCTTTTAATTATGAGTATTAAGAAATATACAAACTTTGAACAAATAGATTCTAAAGCAGAAAACAAAGGACAATTTCTACAAAAGGATGATTTGTTTATCGTATCTAAAACGGAGATAGAAGAAACCGATTTTGGTGATTGTAAATATGATGTTATGGAAGTATCGGTTTACGATATTAATAACAATTTACTTCCACAAAAATCAGGTAACAATGTTGCTTATGTGAAAACAGGCGATATTAAAAACTATTTATACAATATCACTAATAAAGGAGGTCAGAAAGAATTAGCAATTGATGCTGAAAAACTTTTAAAAGAATTAGGATTTACAAATGGTATTCTTAAATTAAATCTAAATTTTGTAAGAAATAAAGTAGGTACTGATAATAATTTAACTAGAGTTTGGATACAAGAAATTTCTCCTTCAAGAGAAGAAATTCGTGTTTTACCATTAAAAACAAAAGATACTACTATAAACGATTTAACTAATAAAGAGTTTAAAAATATTAATAATCTAAGTAAAGATTTTAAATATTATAAAAAAAATATATTAAACGCATTGGATTCATTTGAATCTTCACAACTTTCTACAATAGATGATGCATTGGTTAATAAATTTGGAAATGATTTCAAAGCAACATTAAAAAAAGATTTTGGATTAAGTGATTTGGATGGCTTTAGAGATAGAATATTTAAAGATTTCAAAGATAGTGTTACATATTGGGTTAATAACAAATATTATGATATTACTCAATCTAATTTTGGTAAACCATCTGAAATTCGTTTTGTAGATTGTGACCAATATGATTTTAACTTATTACTATCAGAAATTAGAAATATTTTAAATAATTGCATTTCAGCAAATACTAAAGTATTAAAAAGAAGAGTTGTTAATTATAAAGAAGTACCGCAAGAGTTTGCAGTAGTAGAATTAAGAAAACAAATAACTGATAATTTAGAAAGATTTCAAACAAGAGTTGAAATTAAAAGAAATGTATATGCTCCCGATAAAGTTGATTTAAGTATAGCTGGTGTTAGGGATTTACCTCCAATTATAAAAGTATTAGATAAAATTGTAGCTGTTGAGCCTGATGTAATACCAGCACCAATTGCTCCACCTATTATACCAACCCCTGAACCGGAGCCCGAACCAAGACCACAACCATTGCCTGAACCAACTCCTGCTCCTGTAATCGAAGAACCTACTCCTGCAATAGAACCACCTGTATATGGTGGAGGCGGAGGCGGCGGAGGTGGTGGCAGAAGTTACTACGAA